AAATTTAGAGTTTTAATTGGTAGCTACAAATGTAGCAAAACTTCCGTGGTTCGTGAGAATAGCGGAAGATAATTTAAACAAATTATCAACCCTTATAAATAGATTAAAATGACAAAAAGACAACAATTAGTACTGATGTTCAAGCAGCTGCAGGAGTTCTGCAAGCAGAACAGCATTCAGGTCATCGCAGTTGCCGGTTACGAGAATGACAATAGAGAACTTACCAGTATCTCTTATGCTCGCGGTGATTCCAAAGCAGTAGTTCCGATGATACTCAAAGAAATGAAAATCAACAGTAACCTGGATGAGTTTATCAGAACAACAGCTGTAATGAAATACTAGAGCAAAATAACCAAGAATGATTTATTAACTCTTAAAATTAGATTTAAAATGAAAGAAGAACAGCTTTTTAAAACGGTATCTCGATTTTGATGATTGCTGGGGATACCGAAGGAAACAAGGTTAATGGTAGTAGCCTTCTCATAGGCAGAGAAGATATTTTGATTACGATGATTGTTGGACTTATGGAAGAAAATCCAAATTTCTCCAAGCTCATCCAAAAAGCTTCTGAGTATTACTCAGTACAACAAAGAGAAAGTAAACAGGAATCGCTTGCAAAAGACTTTGAAGAATTATTCAAAGCACTCCGAGACGCTACACGCCAAACGCGCAGAGGATAAATAAAGGAGCAGTCAAGGACCTTCCCGTTTCCGCTTGTTTTCAGGATTACGTACTTAATCATTCTCATAACTATATATCTTTTCGATAGGTGGTAAAAAGAGACGGTAAGGTGGCCTTCATTCCCGGATCGAAGCCGGGAACTGCACAAGAGTTAAACGATTATAGAAATGCCAATTTTTATAGATAACGATATACTGGTGGTCACCAAGGATGAGCTTGTTCCCAGGTTCTACGAATGGAACAGCCTTAAAAGTCAGTTGCGTCGTCACAAAGACAAGCCTACCGGCCTTAAGCGCTACTCCCGTGGCGGTGGTCGGGGCAACCGTCTGCTCATCCTTTTCGATTCCCTTCCCGCGACCATCCGTGAGGCCATCGGCGATCCCCGCCGTGTGGAACATATCCTTTTGCTTTATTTTGGTGTGGATTCTGATGTGGATTTCTATTCCACTTATGAAGATGCCGCCGGTACTCTCTCGGCAGAGGAACAGGACAAGTATGTGATGAACGCTTCTGTCCTAAACGCTTTGCTCGCACTCCGTGAGGCTCGCCTGAGCGAATGGCAGTCCAGAGGACGCAGAAGCATGTACGGGCTGGACGATTCAGTATGGTCTGATTACAGTACATTCTCGCAGGTGCTGGAAAAGAGATTCGGAAAGACCCATACCCTTCCTCCCTCACGTGCCCGTCTTATAGAGAAGATGAAGAAATACTCCGCCGGGAGCAAGGAGGACGGTTACCGCTTTCTTATCAATAAGAACAGAGGAAACAACTCTGCCGGCATACGTACGGAAAAGGCCCGCGCCCTTCTGGAGAGTATGTTTGCCCATCAGTCCTGGAAACCTGATATGGCTGAGGTATTTCGTCAATACGATGCCTTTCTGGCGGGATATGTGGAAATCGTGAATGTGGAGACCGGTGAGGTGTTCGATCCGAAGGAATATGGTAAGATCTCCCAACGGACTGTGAGCGGTTTCCTGAGCTCCTGGGAGTCGGGTGTAGCCACTTCACGTAAGCGTACGGGAAACCGTCAGATCCGTCTGGGAATGTATGTCCCCTTCGAAACGCTGGAGCACCCGCAATGGGCCGGCAGCATCATTTCCGTGGACGACCGCCAGCCTCCCTTCTTCTATGCCGAGGGGAAGCGTGTATGGTTCTATTGCGGAGTGGATCTTGGCAGCGAGGCCATCACCGCATGGGTGTACGGAAAGGACAAGGAAGGGATCATCTCCGAGTTCTATCGCCAGATGGTACGCAACTATTCACGCTGGGGTATGCCTCTGCCTTATGA